CGCTCAAAGACGGGTTGTAGGGCAACTACGGATGAACCTGTGCCTCCACCGCCACCAGCCATTACGAACAGCCAATCAACCTTGCCGAGTTTGATGCGGAGTGCGTCCTCGACTACAGCGCCGTTCTGTGTTAGAACTTCCTTGCCGTAGGAGATGTTCTTGCCGATGCCGTCGCTATCGGGAATAAGAACAACGTGCTCCTCTTCTACATTCTTTGGAATGTCTTTGCCTGTGCTGTTGACCAATAGGGTCTTGTTAAAGCCCAACTCAATCATAGCGTTTGCCATCTTGTTGCCGCCGCCGCCAACACCAACAAAGCCCACATTCAAAGATGATGGGGCTGTGTTCTCGGGTAGTAGGTCTTCGTCAGAGTATTCCATCTGTAATCCGAAGTCCTCAACCATACCAAAGTCTTCCGCTTCTACTTCTTCGTGGAAGTGGTCCTTTTCTTGGTTGAATGATGGGGGTGCTTCTGCGGGGGGCAAGAAGCCAAACTCGTCGTCGTTACTCATTGTTTATCCTTAAATTGTTATTACGCTGTTCTCATCCACTGAACATAATTGGGGTCACCTGAGACCCAAGAACTCAATGCTTCGCCCCAACTATCAACATCTGCACCTGCTGCCTTTGCTAAGCGGTCTTTTAGTCTTGAGCGAGTACCCAAAGCATCATCAAGTATTTCTTCATAGAAAGTGTTATATCCTCCGTATCGTTCAAGACCCAGTAGTGCTTTGGTGATTTTTGCGGCTGCGACCTGCTTGTCTTTAGGATTGGCATTTACAAATAGCTTGCTTCTCATTAGAGAGTTAACCTTACGCTTCACACGCTGTGCAGCGGTTATTCTCTTGGTCCAAGCGCGCTTTATACCCAAAGCCTCAACAATCATACGGGTAAATACTTCATCCCAGCGATAGCCATCTGGTCGATGCGCCATATTGTTTACTACGGCGTGAAGGTCATCGTAAACCTTGTTGTACAAGGTGCGTGGTTCAGGGTATTTCATCAGAGTATCTTTCACTTTATTCATAGGAACTCCGATTTCACTTAGCTCATCTTCAACAAGAATACCGAGGATATAATCAATCTTTTCGTAATCCTTGAGTTCGTCTATATCGGCGGCAAGTTCTCCGTGAAGATCGGAGAGTTTATCCATAGAGGAAGAGAACTCATCTCCAGTAAGGGCATCAAGTTCTTCTTTGATGATCTGTCTTAGCCTAGCCTTTGTAATTTTCATTATTGATTTACCTTTGCAAAACCTGCTTCTTTCTCAATCACAATCTGCATGTCTACACAATCCTTGAGAGAATCAAGGTGAGAAATTAACAAGACGTTCTTGAAATACACCTTAATTAGTTCCAAGATCCGAATAAATCCAGCCATATTCTCTTCGTCCAAAGCAGTGCCGGGCTCATCAAGTACAAATACATCGCCCTTCGGTAGAGAAGACACAGAGAGCAGAGCAAGACGAATAGCCATAGCAGCCATAGACTTCTCTGCACCTGACGCCATCTCAATAGGGCGGGCATCGTGCTTGGGGTGCTTGATAAAAATGTCGAACTTGTTACCAGATGTCTCAAAGAAAATCTCAAAGTCTACGACGTTTGATAGAATCTTTGCAACTTCTTCGTTGATTACTGGTAGTTTCTGCTTGATAATGTCGTAAGCAATTCCGTTCGGATGCATACAGCGCAGGAATAGATCATACGCTGCATACTCCGTCTGGATTGTCTCGAACTCTAGTCGTCCTTGTTTGAGGTTTTCGAGTCGCTGCTCTTCTGAGCCAAGTGATTTGTAAAGATCAATCTTCTTCTTGTTATTTGATTTATCTTTTTTCTCAAGTGATTTGATTTCTTGGGCATGTGTTTCCTTCTCCTTTAGTAGTTTTTCTAGGTTCTCAATTGCTTCTTTGTTTTCGTTATACTTGATTCTTTCGCTGTTCAATTCTTCCATCTTCTGTGTGAGACGGCTAAGTGCGCTCTTGTTCCTCTCAACCAAAAGCTCAGCGTCTTTAATAAGACTGCTGGTCTCTGCGCGCTTTGTTTCAAGCTTCGCATACTTGCCTAGGTGATCTCGCACAATCTTTGGGTTAAGGTTGCCGAGTTCTTGTTCCAATTGAGTGACGCTTGATACCACTTCTGGAATCGTTGCCGAGGCAACATGTGCATCACGAATAAATTTACAAGCAGGATAGGAGGAGCCGCACGGTATGTCTTCAAGTAATTTCTTCTTCTCGGTTGCAATCTCCAAACTTGCCGTAAAGCCTTCTAATTTCTTTTCAGCTTCTTCAATAGTTACAAGAGTTCCTGTAAGGCTGCTGTAATCTAATGTCGCCATTAGATCCACAATCTTATTGTGGCGCTCTTGTTCGTTAATTAGTGTCTCGGATGCTTCAATTACCGAATCAGACAAAGAAATGATCTGATTTTTTGTTTTCTTGATCTGAGACTCAACCGTTAGAATATCTATTGCTTCGGTTGGAATGTCGGTAATCTTGCGAGAAGATTCTTCCAAACCGGCGCGGTGAAACTCCAACCTAGATTCTATCAGTTTTTCCTCTGCTTCCAGTGCAGAAATAGCCTTTTTAAAGCCCTCGAAGGCTTCCTGCGCTTCGATAATTTCTTTTTCGTAATCTCGCCCTTGTAGTTTTTTTACAAGCGCCTTGGACGAAATAGAGTCCTCTTTTGCAAACTTGAACTTCTTATCAAAGAACTGAAGGTCTAAGAACTTAGCGATAATTTCTTTACGCTTGGTAGAACCCTCGTTAATAAAATCAAGAGCGCCGTGCTGTGAGGACATAGACGAGATAAGGAAGTCGTCAATGGAGCCAAACTGGCGACGAATGTTTGCGTCGGTCTGGTTACGAGTAGTGCCGTTTAGAGAGGTGGTTTCGTCAAGTACGGCGTCATAGACTGAGAAGTCTAGTTCGGTCTTTGCTTCAATACTCTCGCCCTCCTTGCCTTTCTTTACATACTTGGTAACCTTGCGATGGATTGTATAAGTCTTTTCGTCAATAGAGATTACCAACTTACCTTCACCCCATTCGCGGTTCTGGTTTACAACGTTGACGTTCTTGCGCTCGTTCTTTGAGGTTGTATTAAACATCGTGAATAGGATAGCGTCGATGACGGAAGACTTACCTGAGAAGTTCTTTCCAAAGATACCTGTAATGCCGTTGATGTTTTGAAAGTCAATCGAGTTATTCTCGCCATAGTTGAACAGGTTAGACCACTCGAACTTGGTAAGCGACCAGTTGATGTTTCGAGAAATGTCTTCCTTAGCCTCGACCTGTTGATTGTACTTGGAATTAAGTTCATAAATAGTAGAAAGAGTCTCGGGCTTAACCTGATAATCTTTTAGATACTCTGAGATCAACTCCTGCTGGACCTCTGGATCTCGGAGGTTTTGCATACCAAGCCCGTCGGTCAATTCCTCAACATCGCCGCGCTTACCTGCTGCTCGGTTAAGGAACGAGATAGATTCTGGCTTAAACTTGTGCTTTGCGACATCTACTGCCTTACGCATAACATCGAGAGGCAGATTGTTGTCGCTAACAAGACGTAAGCGAGCCCTAGCAGGGACAGAAGCCTTGCGGGGGATCTTGCCTGTTCGTGTTAGTTCGACTGTAACAAACGGTCGAGGGTTCTGTAACGAGAAGTGCTCGATGTTCCAGTCGTCCTTGGAGTTGATTGTCCAAACAGAAAAGCCCTTGTTGTCCTCTTCTCCATGATTCTGCTGAATAGTAGAGCCTGCGTAATAGACGCGCTTTTCCTTATCCAAAAACTGGCGCTTGTGGATGTCGCCAAGCATAGCAAAATCAAACTCTTCAAAAATAGAGAGGTTGTCTTCGCCGTGTTCCATAGTCCAACCTGCGTCCGTCTGGCAGTTGGAGATTGCGCCGTGATAGAGGGCGATGTTAATCTTGTCTGGATCGGTAGGTTGAACCCAGTTATCTCGATCAAAGACAGAGAGAACATTAAGAACAATATCTCCGTATGCTAGGCTAGTTTCGCCAGAGTTCTTTAGCAGTCTGATATAAGGAGTATCAAGTGCCTTTACGATAGGTGTAATAGCATCCTGGCGACTGCTGTTCTTCAGATTACCATCGTGATTACCGAGAATCACAAAGGTCATAGCGATCTTTGAAAGATTAGTGAAGAAGTCGGACGCCATCTCAACAAACTCTGGTGAGATCTGTGTCTTGGTGTGTGCGATGTCGCCGCAGTGAACAATGTAGTCTACATCTTGCTCTCGCAAGATCTGATACATCTGCTCAAAGCAGGCGCGGTAATCTTCGTGATACTTCAGGTTCTTGATGTGAGTATCAGCAATGTGTGCGATTTTCATTCAGCCTCCTGTTCGCAAGTCTCCCACGGTGTCGCGTCTGGGAATTGTGTTTTATAAGCCATAGCAAGTTCCTCAATCGTTATAGTTTGCGTAGAGTCTGGTTCTTGAAAAAACTCCGTGTAGATAATTCCAGTAATAGAATACCCAGCATAATAAGAAGCAACCAAAATTGTTGCAACAGCAAGCACATTAAAAAGCTTGTCCATGTTATCTCCAGATTAGAAACAAAGATTGTAGATAGCCATTCCAGCTATGAAACCAGCGCCAACGATGGCGCACTCAATGAAAGTCTCAAGACGAAGCTTGGGCATGACTATCTCCTATAACTACAATATAACCCACGCAGAGTCATTCGTCAAGGGATTAGAGGCGACCTTTGCTCTTTCTCTTTTGCACAAGTTCGTTTGCGACTGACCATTCGAGAGGGAGCATAGCGAAGTCAGAACCCTCAATGACTCCCTGGAAGAGTTTATCGTCGTCATAAGCCCAGAAGCCTGCTCCGCCCTTAGCGCCCTTGCCTGTGACGAGTTTTTCTAGTCTTTCATCACCACCGGGGCTGCTCAAAAATGTTACTCTCAGTAACGTTTCGTAGTCTTTCTTTGAGATTCCCATAAAGGGCAAAACTTCATCATCTGCAATCTTGGACGCTGGGACATAAGCGAAGCCTCTCATGTTGCCCTTTCTTGGATCTCCGTCAATAAAGATACCACGACCGGGTGCGATGGGAGCAACGTCAATGGAATCTCTATGGGTTTTTACAATTTCTTTGATCTTGGCGTTTACCTGCTCTGGTCCAGTAGTAGCGCCGCCCTCGGCTTCGGCGGCTGCCATCTGTAAGAAGTTCTGAACGTCCTGGGATTTTTCGGCACCCTGCTGTAATGAGGACTTTACCTTTTGCGCATCGGCTGCAGCAGCGCCGCTAAGCTCTTTGTAGTCAAAGCCAGCTTGGGTAGCAAATCCTAATATCATGCCCATCAAGAATAAAATTCCTATTCTCTTTCCGCGAGGCATTGAGTTTAAGACTTCAGGCTTTTCAGCAACTTCCTCCAGTTCTGCTTCAATCTCTTCATCACTTTTGTTTGGAAAGAATTTGTTTTTTAGTTTTTTGGCTGTATCAAGCAAGCCTTCTTCGAGTATTTGTCTGCTAGTATTCTCAAACAAAAGGTCAGCTTGAACCTCTTCAACAATAATTGTTTTTATTTGTTCTCTGGTAAAGGTGTGCTTCATTGTTTATACCGCCGAAAGTAAATCTAGCAGTAAGTAGTTGTCTCTATCGATAAATGTAGCCTTTGCCTTGCGGTCTTTAAAAACTTCTCGTGGCATAGCACCAATGTCTTCATACCCACTTACGTCAATCTTGTAAAGCTCGACATCATAGCGCAAAAGCGTCTGAATAATCCGTCTTTCTTTTTTTGCGGCGTCGGGGTCGAGGGCAATGTAGCAGGGCGTGTCGTTGAGGACAATTTTGCGTAGTAAGTCTGAGTCGGTGCGTAGCGTAGAGCCCAAAATAGGCACAGAATTTCCGGCGGTGATTGCATCAAATACTCCTTCGACAATCGTAAGATCATTATTCCAATTGGTAAATAGATCATTAAACACCACGTTCTTGGAAGAGCGTGGGTTTTTGTATTTCATACGATGCCCGACATAAGATCGAGCAATAAAATAATTTGGATAACCTGTCGCACCAAACGACGGAACAATGATTCTTCCGCCATACTCGCCGTCATAGCAAAAGCCAATCTTCCAGCGCTGAATGTCTGCTCTTGATACTCCACGCTCTTGTAGGTATCGTAAGGCACGATTAGCAGACAGGGGCAAATTCTTGTTCGCGAGGCTCACAAACTCTGGTGGGAGTTCGACTTTATCGTCAATTTGTCCAACGACTTCTTCACTAAAGAGATCAGCAAATCTCGAAAGATCAGATCGGTCTGTAATTTGGTCCCATCTCTGTAATTGAGTATACGAACCAAAGCGTCTAATAACACGCCTAATGTTACGGCCATGATAATCGCAAATCCAACAATGAAAAGCATTCTTGCTGATGTTAACAGCGAATTTACGCTTATGATGACCGCACGCAGGGCACGTAAAATAAAATTCATTTTTAGAAGTTTGCTTGTAATGCCCCAGCGTCACTTGCAGGATCGGTAGCGCTTTTCTCTCGTCTATCATATTCTTCCTTAAATCGAATGTATCGATCTACCGCTCGGCGGATTGTTGTAGGATGAACACGCTGCTCGTTTGCTATTGATTGTAGCTTTTCTCCACCTTCTATACGAAGATAAAAGCTCTTTTCTTCCTGATCGGTATATCTTTTTCTAGACTTGCTTATCTTGCTATTATGTTCTTCTGTTAATGTTTTTCCATACCAGTAGTTATTTTTACCTGTATTCTTTTTGCTTTGAGCTTTCTTTGCAGCGACCGAGTGGCTACAACCTGCGAACGGTGCGTGTGTACTAACAGTCATATTGTAACCTGCTGGGGCTAGGCAGTCAAGCGCTTTAATTATTTCTTGTTCTTCGTCTAGAAGTTTCTCGATGGCGACTTCTTTTAATATTATGAACTCAAAACAGCTTTTACCATATTGATTATAAGCGTTTTGTAGATAGATACTGTGATGTTTGTTATTTTTTAAAAGACTTCTATGTGTTCGCCAGCGTCGCCGTATATCATTACTACTACCAACATAAATTTTATTTGTCTCTCTATTCTTAATGATATAAATGCCGCTAACTGTTTTCATATGACTATCCTTTTACATTAGTAAATAGTAATCACAAACCCTTAAACCCGTTTTTTTAAAAAAAATCACAAACCCACGATCACTCTGCGGCAAGCTTTTTATTCTCTATGTCTTGTAGTCCTGCTCTCGCGATGATGAGGGCGTCGGCTCTGTCGAACTCTTGCGGCTTGGGGTTGCCCTTGTGAGTGCGCTGTATTGTAAAATCTGGGTCAGTGGCTAGCAGGTGCTCCATAACAACCTTCTTGGCTTTTACTCCACGAGGAACTTTGATGCCGACAAGTTTACGTGCCTGTGTTGCTCCAAGATACTCGGGTTGTATTTCAAAACACTCATAAGCCATCCACGACACCACGCCGTTGAAGCGTTGTAGGGCAGCCATAGTCTTACCAGATGAACCGCCAGAGTTGAAGAATGTGAAGGGCTGCTCAATGTAAATGTGCTTTATGCCTTCGTTATCGTTAAGTAGAGTGCAGTATCTATCGCAAAGGTCTAAAATTTTTTCTCTTATGGTAACACACTTGGAAAAAAAATCTTTATTCCTGCGTAAATCGCACGCTTCGGAGAGCACGATCTTGCCTTCATCATCTACTATCGCAAAGCCTGTGATGCTTGTGGAAACATCTATACCGAGAATCATATGTCCAACTTTAATTTAAATGACAAATCTTGCGCCTCTTTCTTGAGAACAGGATTAGATAAAGTAGCTATACCAATAAGCTTCTTGTCATCATCATACAACGCAATTCTTGAAATGTATACCTGTCTTTCAAATGGGGCGTCGAAGCCGGCATAGCTTGAAGATACAGTGTTTTTAATTTTTAAAGAATCATTTTCAATGTAAATGTTTGAAGAGGTAGAAGGGGTTCTGTTTTGCCCAAATTGTAAGAATGTCGGATTGTTTGAGTAATTTACCTCGCCTCTGCGAGCGTGTGCGAACATCGTAAGGACTTGTGTTTCAGTATGCCCTTTGAAAGAAAAATCAAATGAAGCAGAAGTTGAGCAAGCAACACCATCATTTGCACCGCAAGCAAACCTAGTCCAAGATCCAGTCGTTGATGTATCAAAACCATA